GCCGAGATTTTCACGCGCGGCGCCGAAATATTCGGCGATTCGAGCCTACGGAGGGTGATTCGATGGCAGTGAGGCCGCGTACGTTCAGATCGGCCGTCAACCGCTTCCTGCGGTCTGCGGAGTGGCTGTCTGACGACGACGCGCCGGCGGTGACGACGCTGCTGCAGGCCGCACGCGAGCTCGACGCCGCCGTCAAGGCCGGCGAGGGGCTGCCGCCGGCGCTGCTGGCGCAGTTCGGGCTCTGCTACCGGTCGCTGCTCAAGCAGCGGCCCGCTGGCGACGGTGCCGCACCGCACGACGAGCCCGACGCCGACCTGTTCGCACCGCCGTCATGACGGCGGCGGTGGTCGAGGCGCCGACGGCGCCGTGGCTGCCGACGCTATGGACGCCGTCGCTGACAGGCACCGAGGACTTCCCAACCGCAGGTGACCGGCTGCTGCAGCTGCTCGACGAGGTCTGGTCGATCGAGGAGGCCGAGGACTTCCGGTGGGACCCCTGGCAGCGGTGGCTGTTCCGCCACGTCCTCGAGCAGTACCCGCCCGGCCACCCTCGAGCCGGCCAGCTGCGCTGGCGCCAGGTGGTGATCAGCCTCGCGCGGCAGAACGGCAAGACACTGCTCCAGGCCGGCCTGGCCTTGTGGGGGCTGACGCAGCACACCCGCGCGCCGCGAGTGATCGGCATCGCCGCCGGCGTCGACCAGGCCAACATCGCCTACGGCTACGTCCGGCACGTCGTCCAGCAGCACCCCTCGCTGCGCCGGCGGTTCGTGGGCACCGGCACCCGCGGCATCCGCTCGAGGTCAGAGAGCCGTCCCGCCAGCTATGTGGTCAAGGCCGGCACGGAGAAAGCGCTGCAGGGGCCTCCGGCGTCGCTTGTGATCTTCGACGAGCTCCACATCGCCCGTGACACCGCCTGGTCGGCGGTGGTGCTCGGCACGTCGGCGCGGCCGAACGCGATGGTGATCGGCGTGACCACCGCCGGCGACGACAACAGCGAGCTGCTGAAGAGGCTGTACCGCGCCGGCACCGACGCGGCGCTGCGCCGCGACGGCTACGACGAGCGGTTCGGGTTCTTCCTGTGGGAGGCACCCTCGGGCGCCGCCGTCGACGACCCAGAGGCGCTGCGCGCCGCCAACCCCGCGATCGCCTGCGGCCGCCTGGACGTCGCCGACGCGCAGCGCGACGTGCGCTCGATGCCCGAACCGCAGGCCCGGCGCTACAGGTTGAACCAGTTCATCGCCAGCGAGAACGCCGCGCTGCCGCTGAGCCGGTGGGCGGCGCTGCCGCACGGCCAGGTCGACCGCGACGCCGGCGAGGTGGTGTTCGCCGTCGCTCGCGCCGAGAACTGGACCTACGCGTCCATCGTCGCCGCCGCGCGGTCGGCCGACGGAACTGTCGCGTGCGAGCTGGTCGCCTCGATCACCAACCCGTCGATCGACACGCTGGAGCGGCTCTGCCTGCAGCTGGCCGCCGGCAACCGCTGCCGGTTCGTGGTGCCGGCCGAGACCCTCAAGGACCTGTCCGATCGGCTGCGCGCGCAGGGGCTGATCAGCGAGTATCTGACGCTGGCGCAGCAGGCCAACGCGTCAGCCACCGCCCACGCGCTGATCAGCGAGGGCAGGGTTGCTCACACCGGCGATCCGTTGATCGCCACGCAGATGCCCAAGGCGGTGGCGGTCAACGTCGCCGAGGGCTGGCGCATCAGCGCGACCAAGAGCACCGGCGACGTCGACGCCGTCATCGCGACCATCCTGGCGCTGTGGGGTGCCGAGACCCTCGAGCCGCAGGGACCCGCGATCGTCGTCGGATGATTGCTGAAGTGAGCACCCTTGTGGCATCGTGAAGGTGTGGGGTTCGGCAGACGGCTCACCGACTGGCTCGGGATCACCGAGCCGGCAGCGCTGCGCGACGGCACGGTCGCCGCGAGCGGCAGGAGCCTGGTCCCCGCTCGCGGCGACGTCGCCGGCGTCACCGTCGAACAGGCGCTGACTGTCGGCGCGGTCAACCGCAGCGTGCAGATCATCCAGGTGTCGATGCGCAACCTGGAGCTCGCCGTCTTCCGCGGTGGGCGGCGCATCGACCCGCCGCTGCTGATCCGCCAGCCCGACCCCGACCTGCCGAGCGCCGGCGCGTTCATCGCCGAGACCGTGTGGGAGCTGGCCACGCGCGGAGAGGCGTTCTGGCGGCTCTACGGCAGCCCCGTCAGCGTCTTGAAGGTGCTGCCCGCCGCTGAGGTCAGCGTGGAGTGGGCCGACCGTGCGCAGACCCGCCGGCGGTACCGCTGGCGCAACGCCGAGATCCCCGCGAGCCAGATCCGCCACCTGGTGCTGCTGCGCCGTCCCGGCGAGCTGCGCGGCAAGGGCCCGATTCAGTGGGGTGCCCGCGAGATCTGGGGCGCGTTCAAGCTGCGTGAGTTCACCGACGGCTGGTTCGATCTCAACACACCGATCGACGGCTTTCTGTCGAGCGATCAGCACCTCAACGAGCAGATGGCCAGGGAGCTCGCCGAGCGCTGGCGGGCCTTCCTCAAGCGGGAGGGCATCGCCGTGCTGGGGGCGGGCCTGAAGTACGAGCAGCTGCACGGCAAGCCCGCCGAGCTGCAGATGATCGAAGTGCACCGGGCGCAGACGATCGGGATCGCCCGCTGGTTCGGTGTGCAGCCCACCGACCTGCTCCTGGAGCTGTCCGGCACCAGCCACACGTATCAGAACATCGAGCAAGGCAACCTCTCGTTCTTGCAGAAGACTCTCGCCGACTACGTGTCTGAGATCGAGGACGCCTTCACCTCACTGCTGCCGCGTGGCCAGCACGCCGAGTTCCTCGAGGACGGGCTGCTGCGCCTGGACACCATCAGCCGGTGGCGTACCAACAAGCTCAAGGTCGATCTCGGCTACACGTCCGGCGCCGAGCTGCGCCGCCTCGACGGGCTCGATCCGCTGCCGCCGAGCGAACGACAGCCACCACCCACCCCGCGGTCGGCTGAGCCGGCCGCCGAGCCGCAGGAGACCCCCTGATGCCGACCGTCACCCTCGAGCGCCGCTACGTCAGCTGCGAGGTGCGCGCCGCCGACGACGCCGACCAGCGCATCGTCGAGGGCATCGCTGTGCCCTACGACGTCCCCACCGACGTCGGCGGCATCCGCGAGGTGATCGCCGCCGGCGCGCTCGAGGCCGATGAGCCGATCCAGCTTTTCTGGTCGCACGATCACCGCACCGGTGGGATGCCGGTCGGCCGTGTGATCGAGCACCGCGACGTCGCCGCCCGCGGCGATCAGCCCGCCGGCAAGTGGTTCCGCGCGCGGATCAGCCGCACCCCCAAGGGCGACGAGCTGCTCGAGCTGTTGCGCGATGGCGTGATCACCGGCCTGTCGATCGGTTTCGACCCGATCGACGTCGCACACGAGCTGCGCGACGGCGTCGAGACTCTCGTGCACACCCGCGCGGTGTGGCGCGAGGTGTCCGCGGCGCTGGCGCCGGTCTACCCCGACGCCCGCATCACCGAGGTCCGTTCACGAGAGGAGCCCGCCATGCCCGCCGAGACCGTCACCCGCGAGCAGCTCGACGAGCTGCGCATCGCCCACGAGGGCGAGATCGCGCAGCTGCGTGACGCCAACGCCGACCTGACCCGCCGTCTGGAGCTGCTCGCCGACCGCGCCGACGGCGGCGGTGACCGCCACCCGCTGACGCAGTTCCGCTCGGCCGGCGAGTACGTCCGCGCGGTGGCCACCGGCCAGATCGACGGCGACACCTACGCCACGATCCTGCGCGACGACGCCACCACCGACGACAGCGTCGCCCGCAACGCGTGGCACCAGCGCGCGCTCGTGCTGGTCAGCGAGAACCGTCGTCTGCTGGAGTGGTTCGACCGGCAGCCGCTGCCGGCCGAGGGGCTGAGCGTCGACTACCCGGTGGTCGACCTCGCCGGCACCGACGTGCAGGTCGCCGAGCAGGCCACGCAGGCCACCGACCTGACCTATCAGGAGCTGGTGATCACCGACGGCACCGCCGCGGTCAAGACCTACGGCGGCTACGCCAGCGTCAGCCGTCAGGTGATCGAGCGCAGCTCGGTGCCGTATCTCACGACGCTGTTCAGAGCGCAGGCGATCGCCTACGCCAAGGCGACCAACGCCGGCGTGAGGAGCACGTGGATGGCGGCGACCACCTCGACGCTCGCGAAGGACTGGGGTGCGTGGGACGTCGCCGACTGGCTGACGTTCCTGATCGGCGCCGCCGGCGAGATCGAGGATCAGGGGCTGGTGCCCGACTTCTGGCTGCTGTCGGAGGACACGTTCACCGCGGCGGCCACGCTGCTCGGCTCCGACGGCCGGCCCGCGTTCAACCTGTCCGGCGGGCAGGGCCAGGCGGTCAACACCGCCGGCGGCGTCAACGCGGCGCGGTTCGGCGGCTCGATCGCCGGCCTGCCCGTCCTCGTCGACCGCAACCTGCCGGCCGGCACCGTCAGCGTGAACAGCCGCGAGGCGATCACCACGCTGGAGTCGCCGGGCGCGCCGTTCCGGCTGCAGGACGACAACGCGATCAACCTCACCCGGCAGTTCAGCGTCTATGGCTACGTGGCGATCGAGGTGCCCTTCCCACTGGCGATCGTCAAGCGCATCGACGAGGCCTGATCGGTGGCCACGTTCTGGTCGGACGACTTCGCCGACGGCGACCTGGTCGCCGCCGGCTGGGTCGCACGCGCGGGAACGTGGCAGGCTGTGTCCGGCGCCGCTGACTGCCCCAGCGGCGCCGGCACGCTGACCCGCGACGCCGGCGTCACCGACCACCGGATCCGCGCGGTGATCCGCACCGGCCTGGCCGGCGAGGACCATGACGCCGGCGTCGTCGCCCGCTGGTTCTCGGCGACCGGTTCGCCCGCCCACGCGTTCGCCATCGGCGCGGCGATCCGCGTCGGCGACGAGCTCAACGAGCTGGAGCTGTACTCCGTGCTCGGCGGCACCGACAACGCCCGCGTCAGCTGGTCCGAACGGCCGTTCGAGTACTCCAGCGACTATCAGCTTGAACTCGAGGTGCAGGGCGACGTCGCGCGTGTGTTCCTCGACGGCGACCAGGTCATCGACTACCAGCTGACCGGGCAGGAAGCGCAGCTCGCGGTCGGATCGAACGGCGGGCTGCGCCAGCGCTCCGGCCGGTCGCTGTGGCTGTCGGCGGCCGCGGTGTCGCCCGGTGACGCGCTGCTGTTCGACTGGCGGACGCTCGTCGACGCCGCGCGGCTGCGTGCGTTCGTGGGCGCCGGCCCCGGCGAGCACGACGAGCTGATCGCCGACTGCGTCGACGAGGCCGCGCAGCTGTGCAGCGACTTCGCCGCCGGGGTGCAGGTGCCGATGGCGGCCGCCCGCCGCGCCGTGCTCGAGGTCGCCGCCGACCTGTTCCACCGTCGCAACGCCCCCAACGGCGTGCAGCAGTTCGCCCTGGTCGACGGCGGCTACGCCCCCCAGCGCATCGCGCGGGACCCCATGGCCCCCGCATACCCGCTGCTGCGAAGGTACGTGATGCCGCTGTGAGCGACCCCGACGTCTCCACCGTCCTGACCTCGATCCAGGTCGACATCGCCGCGATCCGCGGGGACCTGTCGACGCTGCGCGCCGAGATGAGCGGGCAGGCGGCTATCGGAGCCGAGCAGCTCGACCGCCAGCGGCGTGACCTCGACGCCCTCGGGTCGAAGATCCGCCGCATCGAGGAACGGGTGTCCAAGCTGGAGTCTCAGCAGGCGTGGTCTGCGGGGCGGCTCGCTGGGGTGTCCGCGTCCTCTGCGGCCGTCGTCTCGGTGCTCACCACGCTGGTCGCGCGGGGGGTGGCTCCGTGACGCTCGCCGCGCTGCGCCAGGACGTCGTCACCGCGTTGGAGTCGGCGGGGCTCACCGCGTTCCCGTTCTTCCCCGAACGGCCGGTGCCGCCGCTGGCGGTGGTCGTGCCCGCCGCCCGCTATGTGTCCCAGCCGGACGAGGCGCGCACATTCTGCACCGAGTTCTCCGTGTCCCTCGACGTCGTGCTGATCATGGGCAGGGGCACGAACCAGGCCGCCCTCGACGCCCTCGACGCTGCGCTAGAGACGGTCATCATCGCGCTGGGGAACTACACGATCGACGAGGTGACGGTCTACAAGATCAACCTCAACGCGGGACAGGAACATCTCGCCGCGACCTGCACCATCACTCGACCGGACGTCACAATCGCAGAGGAGGGCTAACCGATGCCTGCATCCCGCAAGATCCACGGCAACAAGCTGAAGCTCGAGATCGACGGTGTCGACCACTGGTGTGACGCCACGTCGGTGGTGTTGGAGCACGAGGAAGCCGACGAGGACGTCACCACGTTCTGCGAAGTCGACGAGGGCGGACCGCGGCAGTGGTTCTTCACCATCTCGCTGATCGCGTCGCTGCAGGAAGGATCGTTCTGGCGGACGCTGTGGGAGCAGACGGGCAACACGCTCCCCTTCGTCTACTCGCCTGAAGGCACCGAAACGCCGACGCCGGATTCGCCGCACTTCACCGGTCAGCTGGTCGTCGGGCCCAAACCGTCGATCGGCGGTGAAGCCGGCGCGACGCAGGTGGTCGAGGTCCGCCTGGACGTCGTCGGAGAACCGGTCCTCGACCTCGGGTCGGGCCTGTAGGCTGTTGGCTGAGCCCATCAAGGTTGAAGGGCTGCGGGAGACGGTCCGCAGCCTTGAACGGTTCGGGTTGGAGGCGTCCGAGCCG